GGCAAAACCACCGTCGACCGCGCCGGACCCAACGCCTGGTACGAGCTGTACTCCCGCGAACGCGACCGCCTCATCAAGGTCTGCTCCGAGGCGATCCGCGCCGGCATCGAAGAACGCCGCGTCCAGCTCGCTGAGCAGCAAGGCGCGCTGGTCGCTGAGGCCATCCGCCGGATCCTCGACGACCTGAACCTGTCCCCCGAGCAGCTCTCCCAGGTCGCCAGCATCGTGCCCCGTCATCTTCGCGCCATCGCAGGAGGCGCAGCATGAGCGCCTGCGAGGTCTGCTGGACTGAGGCATCCCGACAAGCGTTGATGCTTGGTGGGTCGACCGTCGACCGCTACCGCAAACTCCTGGCTGAGTATCCCGACGGGCATCCCGAGCCTGATGCACCGTCCCGGCTGGAGTAGCCCTGTCCACAGGATTCCTTGAAGCTGCAGCCCGCATGTTCGACCCGAACTGGCGGGCTGCCTACGCAACCCCAGGCGACCTCGCTGTGCAGCTCGACCCGCGCACCATCCAAACCCCCGCCTTGGACCTGATCGACGCCGCACTCGTCGAAGCCGCCACCACCCCTGACGCGCGGCTCATCATCTGCATGCCCCCCCAGGAGGGCAAGTCTTTCAGGTGTTCCAGGTGGTTCCCGCTGTGGTTGCTGCACCGCAACCCAGACACCCGCATCGCGATCATCTCCTACGAGTCCAACATCGCCAGGCGTTGGGGCCGCGCCGTCCGGGACACCATCACTCAGCACGGCAAAGCCCTCGGGCTGCGAATCCGCGACGACCTCGCCGCACAGCACGAGTGGCAGCTCGACGGCCACGAAGGCGGCGTGTACACCGTGGGCATCGGCGGAGCGCTGACCGGGCGGCCGGTGGATTGCCTCACCGGTGAAACGAGGGTTGTCACCGCTGACGGCTACATTCCTATACGTGACCTCTACCAGTCAGGAAACCCGCCCCGTGTCCTGTCTTTCAACCACGCCACCGGCAGCACAGAGTGGTCCCACATCATCGCCAAGCGCGCCATCCCCGACCGTGAACTCGTCGAGGTCACCACTACCGGCGGGCGCAGCTTCACCTGCACGCCTGATCACCGGATCGCGACAGCCGACGGCTACCGGTCGGCGTCGCTACTACGACCAGGTGACGCTCTCATTGTCGGACGGTCGGAACATCAAACGTGCGTGCGTGCTCTGCGGGAAGGTGCGCAAGAGCAGGGGCCCGACGTGCCTCGACTGCTACAAGAAGGCGCGCGCGTCGACGTATCTGACGATGACGTGCGACTGGTGCCAGGTGAGTTTTCAGAGGATGCGAGCAGAGCACGAGAAGCGGCTCCGCGCAGGCCAGACCGTGGCGTACTGCTCCCACCTCTGCGCTGCGGCCTCGCTCCGTTCAGCAGGTCTGCCATGCCTATGTTGTGGCAAGCCGACGGGGTCGACAGACCGACGGCGCCGGTACTGCTCGCCGCCGTGCCGCGCAGCCATGAAGCGCCCAGCGAAGACCAAGGCATGCCCGCAGTGCGGGACCGTCTTCTCGTACAGCAGCGCCCGGCGGGTCTACTGCACCAGGGCGTGCGCGAACACAGCGCACTCGGCACGAATGATCGGGACCGGGAACAGTCGTTTCAAGGACGGCACCAGTTACGCCGCGTGGTTCCGGCTGACGCGCCCCTTGATCCTCGAACGCGACGATCATCGGTGCCGTGCCTGCAAGGCACCGGATACCCCGACTGCGATGCGGTGGCGCGGGCAGGTCGTGATGCGCAGCAGCTTGATCCTTCACCACCTCAACGAGCGACCCTGGGACAACCGCCCACGGAACCTGATCACGCTGTGCAAGGGCTGCCATGCGACCCACCACAAGTCGGCGCAGACACCGTTCGTGTGGTTCGCCGACTACACGGCCGCCGCGACACGGTCTATGACCTCCAAGTGGAAGGCAACCGCAACTTCTTTGCAGAAGAGGTACTCGTCCACAACTGCATGATCATCGACGACCCGATCAAGGACCGGGCCGACGCGGACTCCCCCACGATCCGCGGCAACGTGATCGACTGGTGGACCGACACCGGATCCACGAGGCTTGCCCCTGGCGCCCCCGTCATCCTGATCCAGACCAGGTGGCACCCCGACGACCTCGCCGGCTGGCTCCTTCAGCAGGAGGACGCCGAGCTGTGGCGGGTCATCTCCATCCCCGCCCAAGCCGAAGCCCTCGACCCAGCAGACGACCCGCTGCACCGCCCGCTGGGCGAGTACATGGCCTCCGCCCGCCGGCGGACCATCAAGCAGTGGGAGGCGATCAAACGCCGCTCCCCAGCCCGCACCTGGGCTGCGCTGTACCAGCAGCGTCCCACCCCGGCTGAGGGCACCGTCTGGCAGGAGTCGTGGATCAGCGCGTTCCGCGGCCGCACCGGCGACGCGATGCACAAGTGGGTCAGTGTGCTGGTCGGTGTCGACCCTGCGGTCACGTCCAAGACCACATCGGATGAGACGGGCATCGTGGTGACCGCGATGGACACCGAAGGCACCGCCTGGGTTGTCGACGACAGGTCTCTGCGCGGCACCCCGACCGAGTGGGGCTGCGCGGTCTGGCATGCGGTCTTCGACTGGGGCGGCACCGGGATCGTCATCGAGGACAACCAGGGCGGCGAGATGGTCCTGACCGTCCTGCAGACCTCCTGGCCCACAGCGGTCAACTCGTACCTGCGGTTGCACCCGTCCTGGCACCCGATGATCGCCCCACCCATCACCCGCGTCCACGCCTCCCGATCCAAGCGGATCCGCGCCGAGTCCGTGGCCGCGATCTACGAGGTCGGCAAGGTCAGGCACGCAGCAGACGGCACCGACCGCCTGGCCGCGCTCGAGGACCAGATGACAGCCTGGACCGGCGTCGGTGACTCCCCTGACCGGATCGACGCCCTGGTCCACGCGTTGACTGCACTGTTCCTGCCCAAGCATGCCGACGCCGGGGTCGGTGCTCAACGCCAGCAGGCTGCGTCCCGTCGCCGGGCAGCGGGTCGCAGGTAAAGTTTTACCCATTTCGCGCACAGCCGACGCCTGCATGTGGTGCCCTACGTGACATGGCTATGAAGAAATGCAAGGACTGCGGTACCGAGGTGTCGGCCAAGGCTGAGACCTGCCCAAAGTGCGGGCGTGGCCGACCAGGTGGCGGGGTGAGCTCGACGGTAGTGCTCGCCACAGTCTTGGTGGCCCTGGCCCTGTTCGCATTCATGTTCGTGCGGTCAAACCAGGTCAACAAGGAGCTGAAGGGAAACGCTTTGGGATCGGTTGCCGCGCGGTCGAGTTACTAGAAGGGGCTCTCGGGCTACGGTGTCCATTGTGGCGTGCCACACGCCACAATGACGACGGAGGCCCTGTTGCGCACGTTCCTTCACGACCAGTGGTCCCCGCTCTCGCACATCGCTGACCTCGGTGACGGCCACGACGGCATCGGTCGCCCCCTGTACGTGGCCCAGTGGGTTGACGACGTCGACGCCCGCCGGCTGACCGCGTACCGGATCCTGTCGGCCTACGTGGACAACGTCCGCCGGTACTACCTGCCGAACGCCATGTGGGACGCCCCCGCCGGTTTGGAGCTCGACGCGTTCGGGAACCTGCCATCGAGCGCGGGCCCGTCGGAGGCGGCGAAGATGCGCGAGTACGGCCACGCCGGGCTCATCGCCGACGCTGCTCGCGCCCTCGTCCTCGGTGAGGACCAGACCATTGTGGTCACCGACCCCACCCAGGAAGGCGACGTTGAGAGCACAGCGACCGCCACCGTCCGGGACTGGCTCGAAGCGTGGGCAGGAAAGGAACGCCTCGTCGGCAAGCTCCTGACCGGTGAGGAGAACACCATCACCGACGGTGACGGCGTGTACGTCCTGGGCTGGTCCCCGCGCGCGTCCCGGCCCCGCCTGAAGGTCTACGACCCCGGGTTCTACTTCCCCGACCTGCAAGCCGGCGACCGGCCCGAGTATGCCGACTGGGACGATGACGACTTCCCGCCCGTAGTTCACCTGGCGTGGGAGTTCGAGGACCAGGACGGGAAGTCCATCCTGCGCCGCACCACCTGGCGGATGGTCCACCTTGACCAGGCCGTGTCCGCGCCTTGGGGTGGCACCCGGGAGTGGACGTGCGTGATGGAGGTCATCGAGATCCCCACCGACCGCCTGCAGCAGGGCTGGACGATCTACACCATCCCGGCCGACGCGGCCGCCGTCACAGTGGTCAAGGCGGCCACGGACCTGCAGGTCGACTTCATGCCCGTCGTGCACGTGCCCAACGACGAACCTGGTGGCCGGCACTTCGGGCGCTCCACGCTGATGCGGGTCGCAATGATCCTGGACGACCTGATGGGCGCCGACACCGACCTGTCGATCTCCTCCGAGCTGTCCGCACCATCCCCGACCGTGGTCATCGGTGCCGGGTCGCCGGTCCTCGATGGTGGGCCGGGCGCGCAGTGGAACACCCCCGCTGGCTCGAACATCTCCCAGTTGGACACGTCCAAGTCGTTGGATGCGCAGCTGAAGTACGCCTCCCGGCTGTTGGAGATGCTCTCCCAGAACACCCGCCTGGCGATGACCCTGCTAGGCCGCGTCGACGTCGCCGCCGCACCGTCCGGGTACGCCCTCGAGCTCGGCTTCGCTCCCACCAGTGCCCTGATCCGTGAGCTGCGCAACGTCCGCGGGGTCAAGTACCCGCTGATCCTGAAGTTCGCGCTGCGCCTGACCCAGGCCAACGACTCCGCCCAGATCCCGGCCGGGCCCACTCCGGACCTGGGCATCGACCTGGGCGCCGCACTACCGGCTGACCTGCCGGCGGCGATCGCGGCCGTCGCAGCCCTGCTGCCGATCCGGGCGATCTCCACCCCGACCGCGGTGCGGATGCTGATGCGGGCCGGGCTGCCGATCGAGGACGCCACCGCTGAGGTCGACGTCATTGCGGCTGAGGCGCTGGCTGGCGGGCACATCCTGCTGCCGCCCGTCGTCGTCCCACCGGTGGTCCCGCCCGTCGTTCCCCCAGTGGCCTGATTCGGCGTGGCGTGTCACACTCCACGCGGCACGGCTCTAGCGTGAGCAAGTGAACAGCCTCGCATGCGCTCCGGCGTGCACGGGCAGACCGACAACGATCTTGGAGGCAACATGCTCAAGGGCATGAAGCGGTTCAGCGGTAAGTACAACCCCTACGCCGGGCTGGCGTTCGGCATGCTCTGCAACGCGCCCGAAGGTGACGACGGCGGCGCTGGTGGTGGCGGCGACGCAGCTGCCCAAGCTGCTGCTGCTGCACAGGCTGCCGCCGCCGACAAGAAGTTCACCCAGGACGACCTCACCCGCATCGCGACCGCTGAGTCCGCCAAGGGCAAGCGTGCCGGGGCCGCTGAGGTTGCCGCCGAGCTCGGCATGTCCGTCGCTGACGCCAAGGCACTCATCGCCACGGCCAGCGCAGCCCAAGAGGCAGCCAAGACTGAGGCCCAGAAGGCCACCGACGCCGCTGCTGCAGCCAAGACTGCAGCTGACGCGGCGACCGCGACCGCCGCGCAGGTCATCCTGGCGTCCAAGGTCACTCGGGCGCTGCTCATCGCTGGCATCGCCCCGCAGGTCGACGGCAAGGACAACCCGCAGCTGGCCCTTGCGGCCCGCCTGGTCGACGTGCCAGCTGATGCTGATGACGCTGCGATCACCGCGGCCATCGCGTCTGTGAAGACCCAGGCGCCGTCCTTCTTCGCCCCAGTCATCCCCAAGGGTGACACCGTCCCATCCACGGGACCCAACCAGACCCGAACCAAAGACAACCCCTTCGGTGCCAGTGGCGCAGCCGAAGCCGCCAAACGCTTCCCGCCCGCCAAGGTCGCCTAGACCCCACGCACGCACCACGGCCACCCCTGTAGCCGCAATACGGGGAACGGGCACCACCGCCCGCAACGGTGGACGACGGCGGCACCTAGCCCGCACGTGCGAGAACGACTTCCCTTTCGCATGTGAGGAGCACTGACGTGGACATCGCCCCCGTCACCACCAGCTACACCCCGGAGGACAACTCCTGGATCGCGTCCGCGCACGGCACCGACACCACCGAGACCATCACCCTTGACGGCGCTGTCGGGTTCGTCCCCGCGACGCACTTCCCCACCGGCGTCCTGCCGTCCGGGACCGCCGTGGCCAAGGTCACCGCGACCGGCAACTACGGCCTGTACGACGACGCAGCCGTTGACGGGCGCACCCTCTTCGTCGGCTTCACCGTCGGCAACGTCGCCATCAGCGCGACCAAGAAGGTCGGCGCAGCGATGCTGACCCACGGCAGGGTCCGCGAGTCCAAGCTTCCGTTCGCGATCGCTGCGGCCGCCAAGCCGGACAACACCAACATCCGGTTCGTCTGAC